GCGCTTCCCGGCAGGCCTCACACCCGGCAGCGTGGCTCTCGGCCCGGCCAAAGGTGGCGGCATCGATCATGCGGGAAGCCCGGCTGCACAGCACGCCGAAGGCAGCTTCCGGCACGGTGCCGCCCGCCGCCGCATACTGGTCATAGGTGCAGTAGAGCATGGGGCCTCCTTATGCTGCGACGGCAGCGGCGGTCAGGAATGCGAACGGAACCTTGGAGCGGTCGGCGTTCAGGCGGGTGGCAGGGTTCGGCAGTGCCCAGCCCATGCGCATGACCACACGCAGGGCCACCATATCCTGCTGGGCGAGGTTGTAAACGATCTCCTTGGTGGAAGGATCCTGAATAACGCCCTGATCCAGCAGCTTCACGGTGACATCCTGACGGATGGAGTACACCAGCTTCTTGAAGTTGCCTGCGATCAGCTGTGCCTTAGAAGCATCAAAGCCGCCGTTCTCCGGGAAGTACATCGGGGCGCCGTCCAGCGCGTAGGTGGTGGCACCCTGCATATCGGAACGGAACAGGGGACGGCCCGTGGTGTCCACAAGGCCGCGCAGCTCTGCCTTGGCGGTCAGGTCGCCCACCACGGCATCCACACCAAAGCCGCCAGCTTCCACCTTGGAGAACAGACCGTCCTTGCCCAGCAGCTTTGCATAGTCGATGGGGCCGGTGACTTTGTTCTTGGCCGCAAGGGTCAGAACATCGGTCGTCCACTCGGTGGGGCGCTCGCCGCCGAACAGGATGGCGTTGTCGATCTTTGCGCCCATGGCTTCCCGGACGCGGGGCTGTACCTCGCCCATGATGTCAAAGCTGGAATCTGCCAGCACAGCTTCGGGCACGGGCACGATGACAGCCAGCTCTGCAGCGGTCATGTACACGTTGTCCCATTCCTGCTTGCTGGTCTTTTTCATGCCGGTGTCACCGTTGACCCAGTAAGCCAGCGGCAGCATGGACAGCACGGGGATCTTGGTCTGGTTAGAGGTCATATTGGCAAGGCGGGTACCCAGCTGCATGACGGTGGAGCTTTTGGGCACGTCCTGCTGGATGGTGTTCACCAGCTGCTCCCGGATCAGGGCCTCAGCCTTATTGCGAGCGATTGCATCAATAGCCATAATAATCAACCTTTCTGGCCGAACGCTGCGCGGAATGCAGCGTTTGCGGCCTCATGTGAGTTTGCAGGCTGGCCGGGTGCGCCGGTCGCCGATGCGGAAAAACGTGCCATGCCGCCGTCCGGCAGAATGGCGCTGGGATCACTCTCTTTGAAAGCCTTGACATAATCATCAAAGCCCAGAATATCGCCGTCCTTCATAGCAAAATTCTGGGCCTTGGCATCTGTCAGAAATGCCTTGCGGGCGCTCTCGCTGGAAAACTTCAGGCCGGATGCCTTGCGTTCCAGAGCGTAGCCCTTTTCGAGGGCAGCGACCTGAGTCGCAGCATCGGCCTTGGCCTGCTCGGCCTTGGCCTTCCACTCAGGGTCGTAGCCCTCGAGTTTGCTGTTTGCAGTGGACAGCTGTTCGGTCAGGGTGGTTTTCTCGGCCTTGAGGGTGGTGATCTCGTTCACCTTGGCCGTGATATCCGCGCCGTGCAGGTTCATGATGCTGTCCAGCTGGTCCGAGGTGATACCCGGAATGATCTTGCTCACATCTTCGCGTTTCACTTGCGATGTGCTCCTTTCTTTTGTCTGTTGGGTGGATAAGTCCCTGCTGTTTTGTATCGCGGTTCTCATTCCGCACGGGACAAGACGGGGTACGCGCCGCCTTCCGCTGTGGTGCCGCTTGCGGGAGTTGAACCCGCCACCCCCGGATTAAAAGTCCGGTGCTCTGCCAACATGAGCTAAAACGGCATAAAAAAGCGGCTGACGCTGTGCGCCAACCGCTGAGTATTAAATTTTACGGCCTTGTTTCCACGCTTGGCAAAACGTCTGTGTGAAAATAGAGCTTGTAGTGGTAGGGGTCGGTATGGGTGCCGGTGATGTCCTCAACCACATACATGGTGTAGTCGTTCAGATAGATGTAGTTCTTGCGGTAGGAATCCGGGCCGACTTTCACCGTGCAGACCAGCTCATTGTTTGAGTTGTTGGAGATGGACATGTAGCCCTCGGCTTCCATAATGACCTTATCGGTGCGGGCGTTGTAGACGGTGATCTTGCGCTCACTCTCGAAGTAATCTGCCTGCTTGGAGATGTTGTAGTTGGCCTTTTCGGCTTCGCTGGAACAGCCACACAGCAGAATGGATGCGGCCAGCGCAAGGGCGAGAAGAATCTTTTTCATGGTTCGTTCCTTTCTGTAAAAATGGGCAAAAGAAAACCACCGTCCGGGTGGATGGTGGTTAATCCTTATTGGCAAGAGCTTTGAGGTATTCCCCATACAGACGCTTTTGCTCTGCACGCTCGGCATCAATTTCGGGAGTAGAAATAACCCCTCTGCCGGGGACTGTATGTGTACGCCGATATTCAGCAATGAGCGCATTTTCACGCCGGACGCTTTCCTTTGTGAGCTGGTCAATCTGTTCCAGAGTATAAATCATGTTCGCTTCTCCCTGTGATAACACTTCAAGCCAAGTCTGCGGCATGTTTCGTCAATAATGACATGCTGGATATTTTCTTCATAATCATCGAAGCCATACCCTCTGCTTTCCATTACGGCATTTCGCTCCTCGCGAACTTCCTCACACACGGCTTCCCACTGCTCAAACGTGATATTTTCAGGTACAACAAAACGATAGCGGTATTTGTAGTCAACCGCTTCCATGACAGCAGTACCGTCAGCGAATGCGCCGGGGATATCTGCGTCTGTGCTAAAAGAATATTGCGTGGTTTTCGGTGGATGGGTGTGAATGTTGTAACTACCTTCCAGTTTACCACCCAGATACGAACAGTCAACCCCTCTGGGATTGTTGTCGGTCATATAATGTACTTCGCCATCTTTTGTAATGACCATCATATGCTCAACGTCAGATTTTGCATAGCCAGAACAGAACGAATTTTTAAGCGCGTCAACCTGTTTCGTGTTGGTCGTATCGACCTTTCCCAAAACTTTACGCACGGTTTTTCCATTCTGTCCAGATGCGCCGCCGCTTCCTCGTGTACTTTTAGCCTCAGGAAGCTCTGCCTTTCGCGCCTGTGCGCTTGCCCTGCCGGCTTCGCTCCTGCCGAACTTGGGCACGCTGACACGGGCGCTGTCCACACGGCCACCCGTGGCCTGTGCAAACTCTGCAAGGCTCTGGCGGGCCGCTTTCAGGCGCACAGCGCTGGCGGTAGGGTCCAGCCCGGCAGCATCCTCGGCCAGATACCGCTTTTTCCAGCGGCGGACGTTCCGCTCCCGGGCACGCTGCATCTGTGATATCTCGTAGGCGGTGTACTTTTTGCCGTTCCACTCGATGTTCCGGGCGTTCAGCTCCTGCAGCTCTTCCCGCGTCCATTGGGGCGGAGCGCCCAGCTCTGGAAAAATTGCAAAATGTGTATGAGAACAATTCCAGCCGTAAATACCATCGCCGGAACCATAGTGTGTTGCTTCATAAAAATCAGGGTAATACTTACCCTTGTAAGTGACTGCACCGCCCCGATGAAACTGCCGTCCCTGCCATTCTGCATGAGAAGGACGTGCACCGCCATGGGCACTTGTCTCCACAAACTCGCAGCCCATTTCGTCCATGCGGGCTTCCTGAAGCTTGCCGCAAGTCTGGTTCACACCGGTCAACACGGCACGGCGGGCGGCCACCTCGATGCTGTCCTTGTGGCCGCTGGGATAGGTGACCATGGGCATCTCGTCCGCAAGGCTGTCCACGGCCTGTTTGACGGCGGTTTTGTAGTCGAAGGCACCGGTGCTCACCTTGAGCCATGCAGCGTCCAGCGTGCGCTCAAAAGCCCCTGTGACGGTGTTTGCCGTGGTGGCGGTGAGGTTCTGCCATGTGCCGCAGGTCTGCCGCGCGCCGGCATCCAGCAGGTTGTTCAGGGCGGCGCTCTCTTCAAAAGGGGGCGGCTCCATGTCGTAGTGGTAATAGATCGCATCTTCCCGCTCCATGGCTTCGGTGGCGGCCTGCAAAAGCAGCCTGCGGATGGCCGTTTCGCTCTTGCCGGTGTACTTCGCCAGCAGCTTCACCACGTCGTTGCGCAGCGCCTCGGTCTGCTGGTAGCGCCACAGCTGCCAGTTTGCAGTAGCGGTCACTTTGTCCATCTTGCCGATGCGCCGGGCCACGTCCTGCAGGATCTGCTCTTCGACCTGTTGCCAGAGCTGCACAAAGGCATCCGGCATCCGGTCGAGATAGCTCGGCGGCAGCATCAGGCACCCCCGAAGGTGAGGGCTTCAGGGCTGCGGTTCTCAGCAGCCGCTTCGGCGGCAATGGCCTTGGCATCGTCCTCGCTGTATCCCTCAAACTCCACCAGATACCGCCAGAAGGGGAACTTGCCTGCTGTAACGTAGCCCCAATACATCTGCTTGCGCTCCTTGGGGTCAGAGATGATACTGTCGTCAAAGTCAAAGGTCACGTTGCAGTCGCCCGGCGGGGAAACGGCTGCGCCGCTGTTCCACTGGGCATCCAGCAGCTTACTGATGGAGTATACCAGATCGGTCAGCGCATTGCCCAGCGCCCGCTGCAGATCCTTGACGGTAGTGTAGCTGCGCTGCTTGCTGCTCCTGATCTCCTCGGCGGTCTTATCCACGTTCTGCGGGTCGGACAGGGTGCCGTAGGCAAGGCCGCACTGGAACTCCACCCGCTTGAGCATGGTGTCCAGACCATGCCGATAACTTTCATCGCGCAGGGCAGGGGCAAACACCTCGTAGAGGTTCCGGCCATTGGCCCCGGAACTGCCGTTCAGCCAGTTGCGGTAAAGGCGCTGCTCACGCTGCGGCATAACGCTCTCGCCGTTGATGTCGGGCCGCAGGGCGGTCTGGTCAACGTCAAGGGCCAGCTGCCCGCCGTCATACTCCCACAGCAGCCGCCCATACTGTTCATCGGCATCATGGATGGTGTCAACAGCAGCGGCATAGACGCTCACGCCCAGCGGGGAGTGCCGATCAGTGGAATTGCCGCTGGACACTCTGAAATAGCCCCAAAGCGGACGGTCTACATCGGAGAACTCGGTGTGCGGCGAGATCGCAGCCCATTCCGGAACATCGGTCAGCGGGACTTCAATGCCGAGGTCTGCACTGGTCATGGAACGGAACGCCTTGACCGTGATGCTGTACGTGCTGCCGGAAAACTCGTGATCTTCAAGACGAGTGTAAATGCGGTTGCCACGCACCAGATGGTCATAAAAAATAGCCCCGGTCATGCGGCCAGAGCTGTCAAAGCGGGTAGGGCAGAAGCAATCCCCCTGCACAGCATCGATCTGGATGCGTCCCTCTGCATCGAGGAAGGGCCGGAACAGGATGCCGCCCAGCGCACAGCCGTATTCCACCGGGGTGCGCAGATCTGCAATGAAAGGCTGCAGCATGGTGTTGATGCTGTCGGCGCGGGCACTGCCGGAAACAATGCATTCCATTTCAAGCGTGGTCAGACGGGCCAGCTCCGATGCAACACTCTGGGCAAGCTTCAGGCTGTGCAGGGTGTTCTTGCCGCCGTGGCACCACGGCCCGCCGGTATCGTACATCTGCGCCCACAGGATGATCGCATTCTCCATGCTGTAGGACACGCTGGCGCTGACGGTGGTATTTTCACCGAACAGCAGCCGCGCTTTCTCCCGCAGCCAGAAAAGCAGTCTATCAAACATTATTTTCGTCTCCAGTCTGCCCAGCGGATCAGCGGGGCCAGTATCGTATAGCAGAAATAGCGGATGTCGTCCATGGCGTGGTCGTTCTCCTTCACGACGCGGTCCTCTTTGGCTTTGTCATCCCACGAGTACAGGCCAAACTCCCGGCGGGATGCCGTGCAGCTTTCGTGGATGGTCACAAGCCCGGCCTGCATCAGGGATGCCACGCAGCGGATGCCGTTCAGCACATCGTTATCAGCGGGGATCACCAGATACTTGCCGTGCCGCCGGATGGTCTCGATGAAGGAAGCAGCGGACGGGTCAACCACCACAGCCTGAATGTAATAACCCTTGGTCAGGCGTTCCAGCTCGGCATAGTGCTCTTCGTCCGTGCGCTGCACACGCTCGGCACGGCTGTCAAAATAGCTTTCCTTGATGCGCAGGGCCTTGCCATCATGAATGACCCACAGGCCCATGCTGCAGGGGTTGTGCGTGCCGTAGTCGATGGACACGTAAAACTGCCCATCGATGTGGGAAGCATCACCGTGAAAGAGGTAGGTGTCCTGCCCGGCGGAGAAGAAAGGGTATACAAGGCCCTCGGCAGCTTTCCTTTTACCGAGGATATCACGGGCATACCAGACCGTGCTGCGGTCGTAGGTTGCAAGCACAGCCCGGAGCTGGTCGTCCGAAATGCTCATGTTATCGGCAATTGTGAAATGCCCATAGTTGAAGCCGTATTCTGGGTTCTCGTTCTGCTTCTTTTCGTGCAGATTCAGGATATTTTCATAGTACCAGTGACCCTCAGCCTTGGGGTTCAGGTCGTGAAACACTTTTCTGTCCGGGCTGGACAGGGTACGGTCGAACACTTCCTGAATGAATGCTTCGCTGCACTCGTTCACCTCGGTGATGTATGCGGTACCGTAGGTGTTGCCCTTGATAAGCTTTTCGTCACCGGATTTGCCACCACCAGACACCAGCACCACCTTTTCGCCGGTGGCAGTCTGGATGTACAGACAGTCGCGGTTCTGGTAGGTGCCCTCACGGCAGCGGCCCTCAAAATAGTTTTTCAGGCCGAAGCCGTCACAGTCCAGAATGTTCAGCCGGGCCGTTGCAGTTGATACGCCCGCAATGAGGTGTATTCTGCTGGGATGCTTTTCCAGAATAGTGCAGTAGGCCATAGTGATAAGCACGTTCTTACCGCCGCGTTTGCCGCCCTCAGCCACATTGAACCAGTGGTCGAAACAGTTCCAGAAGAAACGCATCTGGTTTTGTGAAAAAGGTGCAGGTATGTTCATGTCTCAAAGTCCTTGATGTCACGGTCAGGCACGGGCCGCTGCAGCAGATCTGCAAGCGTCTGCATGTCGTTATTCTGGGCTTCGGTCGTGTTCTCCTGCGGTTTGTCCTTCCACTTGTCTGGCTTCCGGTTTTTCAAATAAAAAATCTGGGCCGTGACGTTTGCAGGCACAACGACCTGTTCCTCTGCATACTCAATGCGTTCTTCTTCAAGCCGCTTTTTTCCATCCACCATGACCTTTTTCAGCTTGATGGGCTTTTTTACGGTTACGGTGCGGGTCTTGCAGCTCTCGAACAGCTCATTTTCCACAATGTAATCAGCGTTTTCCCGCCCTACTTTTAAAGCGTCGGAAATGTCGGGAAATCGGCTTTTCCATTCATTCAGGGTATCGCGGTGTATTCCAATGTTCTGAGCTATTTGTTCCTGCGTCAGGCCGTCTCTAGCCCATCCACGAAGCAGCGTCAACCCTTCCGGCTCTAACCACTGCTCATACTTACCTTTGCGGCCAATCGCAGATCACCTCATTTCAGACCAAAGGTCTCGTTCACATAGTCACGCTTCGTTTTGTAGACGTTGAGCATTTCGCTTTCAAAGCTTTCCCCTCTGAGCCTTCTGGAATTGGCTGTGTTCTGGTACAGCGACTGAAAGCACATCGCTGTACCAGTTTTCTGCATCTGAGGGGTCTTTGCGGGCTTCCCACCATGAAGCAGGTGGTTCAGGTTATACTCATTCACCTTGAATCCGGGAAGGTCAGAGACACCGCAGCAACAAAGGCTGTCTCCCAGTTCTCTTGTTCTGTTTTCTCCGCTGTAAAGAGCAAGGCCAAGTTCATGCGCCCTCTGCTTCAGCTTAAGAATATCGCCCTCGATCAGGGCTTTCGGATAGGTATAGTCTCCCGCAACCTTAACAAGGCCCGGTCTTTTGCTTGCAAACTTCATGCCCTCGACAATAACGCCGTAGGCACCAGCTGCCTTGAACTTTTCAAGGTTTTCGTAAACTTCTCCGTATACCTCATGCATGTACGGCTGAATCCTGACGATCAGGCGCTTCACACTCGGAGCAACCTTTCTCGCAATTTCCAGACGTTCTTCAAACGATGGTGCGCCTTCTTCGAGCTTGTCATAACTGCTGCACACCATGCTGATCTGCACAACGCAGTTACACTTTCTCAGCAGTTCGAGATATTCAGGCTCTGCGATGATCCTTCCCTTTGTCGAAACAACAAAGGGGTATTTGGTTTCAGCAAAGACGCGCAGAGCGTTGTAGCTCATGCGGTAATAGTGCTCACAAGGCTGGAAAGGGTCGCTCACGCCCCCCAGTGCAACGGAATATTCCAGTCACACCAGTTGGTCTCAGACGTTCGCTTTCCCTGAATCCAGCTCATGAGGGCTTTCATGCCTTCACCTTTCTGCACCTTGCTGATGTCATACTTTCCGTTCCGCTGCACAAAGCAGTATTTGCAGCCGTGCGTGCATCCCTTGTAGGTGTCGAAACGGATAGGCATATCACACAGCCAGCATTGCGACCCGCAGTTAGGCATCTTCATCCTCCGTAACACCGCGAATACGGTTCAGAATGGCTTTTTCAAGCGGCTCCTTCGTATTCTCGCTGATGTATCCCTTGATTTCTTCCTCGCACTCAACGGGGAACGTGAAGGTCACGGAAAATTCTTTCTTTTCCGAAGCCTTTGTGAAACCGTCCTCCATAAGGCTGTCAATGTAGGATACGCCGGCATCATCGTCCTGCGGAATGTCAAAATCAAAGTCAAAGTCACCGAAATCGACTTCAAGCAACTCCTGTTCGAGCTTCGAGAAATCCCAGCCGGTCATTTCGCCGGTCTTGTTCGCCAGCAGGCGGTATTTCTGTTTCTGCTCTTCCGTCAGGCCGGTGTAGCGCACCACGTCGGCCATGTCCACATTGAGCTGCATCAACGCAAGGCGGCGGGTGTGACCGCTGAGAATGACGTTGTTTTCGTCAACCTCGATGGGATCAAGTGCGCTGCACTGCTTGATGCTCTCAGCGCAAGCGTCTACAGCTGCAGGGGAGATCACGCGCGGGTTGTTCTCATACGGCACCAGATCTGAGACCGGCATTTTCAGCAGTTCTTTCTGAATCATCTTTTTTCTCCAAATAAAAAGCCGTCCGGAAATCCGAACGGTCAAAATATCGAATGTGCCGCCAGCTGGATTTGAACCAGCACCCATGGAATGGATGTGCGCAGTGGTTGGCTGTGCAGTGATGTTCCCGTGGTGTCACCAACGTTGTCCCGCCTTAAATGGGCGGCGCTCTGCCAATTGAGCTATGACGGCATATAAGCAGCACCCATGCATTCAGTTTGACGGACAGGCGTAAAACGGGCGGGTGCCGCTGCATCTGGAACTTTCGCGGCCAGATGCCCCGCTATGCTTTGCACAGCCGTCCCCCGACTGTACATTGCATGGCGCTCTGGGCAGGCCTTGAACCTGCAACCTACGGTTTTGGAGACCATCGCTCTGCCAATTGAGCTACCAGAGTAAAAAGCCGCCCTTGGAATCGAACCAGCCGTGTCTACACACACGCGCCGCGCTCCAAACTGCGCTCAGGCGGCCATATAAAAACAGCTCCGGTTCTCCGCCGGGGCTGTTGGTTGGCGCACATCCTGTCAGGAAAGCTACACCTTGGCAAGGATTCTAAGGCCTTTTCTTGGCACGGGAGGTTGCACGTGCGGCCTTTCGGGTTGTCTGGTCCATGCGCCATACGGTGCGATACGGCGGAATCGAACCGCCTCCTGTCTCTCATGAGCGGCAGGCTGCCTTTGTTTCAATGTATCGCATAGAGCAGTCCGCGAAACGGAAGAGAGAAAAATGCATGCAAAGCCAAAAGGAGGAAATTATCATGGAGGTTCGTTTCGGAGACTGCGTAGAAGCGGCGCTCCGCTGTGCGCGGTTCCGCTTGTACTGATTTTACCTTACTGCGCCCCGTTTCGGGAGTGCCAGGGCATCACAAAATAAACGGTGCCTTTCTATGCAATTTGTACAATTCATACAGTGCTGAAGTCTGGCCAGATCTCTGCAAGAGCTTTGCAACCCCGGTTAATACGCTTCCGGACAATATCAACACCGGAAACCCCGGTTTCATCGGCAATCTGATCCTGCGTTTTTCCATTAACGTAAAAATCTACGATCGCATTTGCGCACTCTGTAGCAACGACAAGGCAATATGCCCGCTTTGTTGCCTCGTTCTGCAACGCTGTCAGCCGCTTCACCATCTCTCGATACCGCGTCTGCTCCTCAATGATATCCACAGCAGCATTACCGATTTTGTCTCCGTTTCCTGACGCAGTAGGCATACCGGAAAGGTTCTGCGTAATCTTTGTAGCGCTGCCATAGATCCTGTGAATACGTTCGAGTTGTCTATCCACGTCTATCTTGTAGTCCCTGCACTGTTGAAACCATGCCTTGACATCGCGGTAGTCTACACCGTCTCGCTTTTCATTTTCAGGTGCACATGTGAAGATCATCTTTTTTCTCCTTTACTCCCTCCAAAAATAGCAACACTCCGGGCGCTGCGAACGGGACGCGGTACTCCACCAAATCAGCAGGGGTGATGTACTTTCGGCCAAACAGGCGCTTCATGTCCTTCCAGACGGCCCACGGGACGCGGTAGAAAGCCCTGCCGCTAAATGAGCATAGTACAAAGGCGACACCTCCGAGGGCTTCTGTGCGGCTCAGACGGAGCGATTGTGCGGCCAACACACGATCAAAGGTCAGCCGGTCACTGTCAGTGTGCTTTGCTTCAAAATTGATGGCTCTTCCGCCTTTGAGAATGCCTTTGTAGTCCGGCTGGGCCTGTTTCGTGTAGCAGGCAAGGAACCGGCCAGCACGGTCTGGGCTTCCGATCGGACGCATAGGTTCCGGGGTCTTTTCGATGTCTGCAAGGCCGATGGATCTGTAATAGGCGCAGGCATTGTCAATGATGCTTTCAAAGCCTTCGCCCTCTGCGCGGCTTCTTGCACCGGTATAGCTGCGGCGAATGCTGGCCGCCGTTCTTCTGTTATTCATTGCTCAATTCCTCCACATAGCGCCAGCTTTGGGGCGGGCGAGTGATCTCCACAGGCCGCATGCTCAAAAGCACAGCTTTCATGCTCACGTCTCTCCCTTCAGTAATACTCGATTTCAACCAGCGAGGTAGACACCAGCTCAAAACGTCCATCTTCCAGAGGGATGCGGAGCAGGTGATACTGATCTCTGCAAACGTATGATTTCGGCAGCAGCTCGCTGAAGTCCTCCACGGTGATGGTATACTTCGGAGATCGTGTTCCAGCATATCCGGTCTTTACAATTTCCGGGGAATAGACAGTAACGTGGTAGCATGGCTTTCTTTCAACTTCTGCCTCGGCAGTGGCCGCACCGCAGGATGTAAACCACAGCGTCAGAATCAGCAGCACAGCTGCTGCGATAAAGCAGACCATTCTCTTTTCGGTTTTCATGCTTCACTTCTCCTCCTCAAAAGTCCCAGTCTGAAGGAACACCGAGACGGCATTCTCCATCGCCATCGTTACTGGTCGGCTTATCGAACGGGCAACCTGGGCAACCATTTCCGGTCGCCAAATGGCAGTGGCAAAAGCCCATCAAATAATGGGCCATGTCCTCCGGACTCATAGTGTCGGTTTCAGGGTTAGATTTCGCTTGATCATTCATCGTCGCCCCTCCAATACTCCACAAAATAGGTCAAAGTGGATTTTCCGCTGCGCTTTTCCTTGCCCATACGGACGGTGTAGCCGTTCATCGACAGGACGACGACCAGTGCTTTTCGGTCCTCCACCTTGTCGCAGTCAATCTTGTAATGCTGTGACATGTATTCATCCTCCGTGCCGCTACTTGTATAATCAGCAGCAGTTTATGTAACTGTGTTTGTATTTCAGACCTTGAGATCGCTTTGCGGGCGTTCCAGCCAGTCGCGGACGGTATCTTCGGACGGCGCGCCGTCGTCGCACAAGGCCAGAACCGCCGGAACCAGCTTCCGGGCCATTTCTTCATCATCCATGTCCCGGATAGCGTCTCCGATCGTGGTCTGATCGCTCGTTCTGATTTCCAGCGCCAGCTTCACGACGGAGCCGTCCTGACGGGTCCACGAGCAAATAAGGCTCTGGCCGCCGATCTTTTCCAATGTGGTCAACATCGTATCGCGACAGGCGGCGATAATCGCTTCAGCTCTTTCCATTACCTGTACTCCTTTCCAGTTGCCTTGTCCCGCAAGGGGATTCGTCCAATGATCTCAAAACCTGCCCACTCGGCCACCTGCCGAAGCAGGGGCACGAGGAGGCTGATTTGCAGCAGTTTGGCAGCTTCCTTCTGCCGCTCATCCTTCTGCATGCTGCGGAAAGCTGCGCAGGGGGTCGGATCTGCATAATGCTCGGCGTTCCGGCTCATGTTGTCATTGCTCATGTTCAAGCTCCATTCTCCAACAGGTCAAACAGAGTGGGTGCATCCTTTTCTGCATCCGCAGATTCCAGATAGCCCACGCCGTCACGGAAATAATCCGGGTTCAGCTCCACGCCCTTGCCTCTGCGGTTCATCTTCACGGCCTCATACGGCACAGTGAACAGCCCCGCAAAGGGGTCAGCTACCAGCTCGCCCTCGTTGCTGTACCGCTCAATCAGGCGCTGCACGATGTCGATCTGAAGCGGGCAAACGTGGAGGTTCTGCCGCCGCTGGCTCTGGGTGGTGTTTAGGGTGCGCATCCGGTTGATATCGTCCCAGACAGTCATGTCCCACGAGCCGGGAGCGACCACCATGAACGTGGACGGCAAACGGCCATCCTTGTCCAGACTTTCCGCGAGCTTGACGTGTTCCTCGTAGGAGTAGACGCTGTTCCGGCTGAACTTGCGGTATACGTTTTGCAGCTTGGAGGTCGGGATTTTTTCCAGTTCCTCGCGGGTGAAAGGCCGGTCGCCGCTGCTGCGCCAGAATGCGTGAGCGTCAATTTGCCACTGGGCGCGGGTGTATTCCTCTTTGGACTTCTTCACCGGCGTATCGGCATATCCACGGCTGCAATCGGTGGGCAGCTTGCGGAACAGCAGGATGTATTCTGGGCAGCCAACACCCATCTTCGTGCCGTCCTTGCACTGCTCTGTCCATCCCAGACGGTAGGTCTGGTTATTCTCCCGGACAACGTCCGTGACAACCGTAATCATTCCGAAATAGGCGAACCCATGCTTCCGGAAATGAGCGATACAGTCCGCGTGAAACGGCTCAATGGTCGGCGCTGCAAGGCCGGTGACGTTGGCGAACTCCACGCGATCTTTCACATGGATTGCAGCCACGCGACCCGGCTTCAGGGTGCGCAGCAGTTCCGGGGTCAGATAGTCCATCTGACGGAAGAACTCTGCATCATCCGGGTTATGGCCGAAGTCATTGTACGAGGGCGAATATTCGTAATGGTTGCCGAACGGGATACTAGTCACATACAGGTCAATGCTGTCCGTTGGCCAGTTCCGGACTTCTTCCACACAGTCGTTGTTGATGGCCGTGTAATTGTTTCCCTTGACTTCCACTCTCTCACATCCTATCGTTCTCTTCAGGGTCTCAAGCGCAAGGCTACCGAGACCGTATTCTTTGATGATTTCCTCCATCTGCTCGCTCAGTTCATCGTACTGTCTCCACTTGCGTTGCAGCGCCAGCAGCACCTCCGTCTCCGTGTCCATGTACAGGATGTCGATGATGACCGGGGACTTTTGCAGGAAACGGTAGATGCGGTGAATGGCTTGAATGAAGTCGTTGAACTCGTAGTCGATGCCCATGAAAATGGCGCGGTGGCAATGGCGCTGGAAATTGCAGCCGGAACCGGACAGGCTTTTCTTGGTTCCGAAGATGCGGGTGCGGCCCTGTGCGAAGTCCATGACCCGCTGCTCTCTGGTTTCCAGCTCCATGCTGCCGTAGATATCGACCATCTCCGGCACGGCCTTTTTGAGCGCCTTGCGCTCGTCCTCCAAATCGTGCCAGACCACAAAATGCTCGTCCGGCGGTGCCTCCGCAATGATGCGGGCTACCTCGGCGGCGCGAATGTCGATGCTGTCCCGCTTCTCTTTGGCTGCATCCTGCAAGCCCATCGCGGCATCATGGCCGAGCTTCATCTGGCCGTCGGCTTCAAATTCAGCGGGCCGGTCAAGGCTGTTCAGCTTGTGATACCGGATGTCCAGCGGCGGCAGGGCGTAACCATCATCCGAGAATCCGAGATCGGACGGCTTCTGAAGGAAAAGCCCCCAGCTGGCGCACCAAATCCAGAACTCCCGCTCGCGACCAGGATAAAGGGTCAGGTTGTTCGCTTTGGTGCTGTCCCTCTTGAAAAAGCGGGTCAAGCTCTGGCCGGTGTCCATAATTTCGAGGAACCCGGCATAGTGAATCAGCTCTTTGTAGCGGTTCGGGCTGGGTGTCGCGGTGTTGGTCAGCTTATACTTGATGCCCTTGAACTTCTGCATGAAGCTCTGATAGGTCTTGCTGCCGAAGCTGCGCAGTGTGGCGGCCTCGTCCAAACTGACCGCTGTGAAATGATGCGGGTCAATGTCGCCGTCTCTGACGCGCTCGTAGTTGGTCAGGACGATGGGGGCTGTGCTGGCCTCCACTTCGGCCATCGTGCGGCAATAGGGCGGCTCGTCCATTCCCAGCAGGTTCACAGCGTCGGACTTGAACTCCGGCAGGACGTTCAGCGGCATCACAACGAGCGTCTGTCCGCCCTCGTGCTTCTGGAGCAGCCTGCACCATTCGAGCTGCATGATGGTCTTTCCCAGACCGAAGCGGGCGAAAATGCCACGGCGGCCCCCGCGCAGCGCCCACAGGACGCTCACGCGCTGGTGATCTTTCAGCGCCGGGCTGACCTCGGCGGGGTCAATCTCGATACCGGACAGGGGCGCAATGTCGATTTTGCGCTCCAAAAACTCCTTGTATGTCATTTTGCGTGTTCATCTCCCATTGTTCTCCCTCTCTCACTTCACAGACGGGTTTACACGTTCCACCAGCTCACAGCCGGGCACTGCCGTGCCGGTCTTGAGCAGGGCCGCAATGGCCGTCTTGTTGGGTGCGCGGGTGGTCATCTCGGTCATGTACTCAGCAGGAACAGCGGCTTCATCAAGCACGCAGACGGCCTTACTGCGGCGAAAGCTCACCGCGCACCGGTCACTGCTGAAGTTCTGCCCACCCAGAGCATCGGTCAGATAGTGCTTGAGACTGTCGATCTTGCGCTTTGCGGCTGCCTTGCGGTCAGCAAAAGCCTTTTCCTGCGCTTCAAAGGCCGCAACATCGGCTTCGAGATTCTTTACCCAGCAGGCGATGTTGTCCACCTTCTCTGCCTTTGCCATGTTCAGCTTTTCCAGCCGGTCGATGTCCATAACCTCGCCGGTCTCCGGATCGATGCAGTCCAAAATCTGCGAGTTGATCTCATACAGGTTCATAGTGCTTTTTACCTCCATGCGTTCAGAGCACGAGAAACGGCCCTGAACGGCGTTTTGCGTTTTGTAGTATAACTTTGCCGGTTTACCCTAAAACCATGCTCAGAGAGCTGCGTATGCCGGTCTGAGCGCATATGTAGCGGCTATTGCTTTTTCAACGGCCTTCGCCGGGCTGCGTCTGCCAGAAAATTCTTTGCATTTTCGGCTTCCTCTGCCGGGCGGCTTGCCATGAACGCCCGGTTGCGCGGGGCATTCGCCTTTTTTGCTTCATCCCTATCGCGGGATATCCACCCGGATGCTGCTGCTTTCCAGTTCTTCATGGGATTCCGGCCCACCTTCCAGCCGTTGGATTCGTAATAGGCATGGAACCGAATAGCCTGCGCTTCTGTGCCACCCTTCTCCGCAAAGTAACTTTTCACCGTTTCAACATCCGGCGGTGAAAACCTGCTTTTAGGGGTAGGGGGCAGCGCTTCAGCGCTACTACTATCAGATACTTTAGTATCTGTTGTACTTTGTACTTTGTACTTTAACCCCCCATCGGTTTTAGTGGGTTTCTCGGAAAACCCATGGGTTTCTGTGGGTTCTTCTGCAATCCCGTCGGTTCCAGTGGCTTTTCTGGGCCTGCCGCCTTTTCGTCCGTTTTTCCTGTTTGCCAAAATAGAACGTCTGTACGTTTCAATGTTTGTATCCATTGAACTTCTCAAAGACTCAAATGCCATCTTCTCAAGGTCTTCAAGCCCTTCCGGCTCTTTGCCGTGCTCCACATACTGCCGCATTTTTGTGAGCACATTTTTGTATTGCTCAGGTGGCAGGATGTCCAAGATTACGAACTTGTCAAAGGGTATCAACAGCCCTTTCGGGCGGGCCATTTCGATATCGTCCACCACAAACCACCTCCTTCCCGTTTTTGAAAACCCAATGGTTTTTGAAAAAAACCGATGGGTTTTCTTGGGTTTTTACAGGTCAATGATCTTAACCTCAACGCCGTAGCCGATAACGTTCCGGCACTGCTGTTTGATGCGGGGGATCGCAACAGCGCTGCTTTTGAGGAACTTCTTCGTGCTTGGGGTGCAGGCCAGATACAGCGTAACGCCGTCCAGACTGGCCTTTGTTCCGCGCAGGTTGTCCGCAATGAACTTGTCACCGTAGACCTCAACACGACGAATAACCTCTCCCCAGTTTGCAAAATCCTTGCCCGGATACTTCGTAGGGGTGGCTTCCGGTTCAGCCTGCTGGCTGTTCTTGCTCTTGAGTTCGTTCAGGGCATCCAGCATTGCAGACATGCAGGAAGCGCACACCTTGATCTCGTTCTGAAGCTCAACAAGGGCACTGTTCAGGCACACCAGCTGGTCGATAGCCTTTTTCATGTCCTCGTTCTGACGATACAGGCGGCTGTCGATAGATTTCAGCAGGATGTAAACCCGGCTATCATCCGGGGTATCATTCGGTACATCCTCAAGCATGAAGTCGTATGCACCGTTGCGGATATTGACAACTGCCGACACGGAACGACCGATAATGGCTGCGACCTCTGCATCTGACAGGCCCTTACTAAGAAGAAGCTTTGCATTGCGCACCTCTTCCGGCATAATATTTCTTTTTGCTGGCATTTTTCTCTCCCTCATTTCTGCCGCTCAGAACGGCAAATCTTCATCGTCGTTGATAACGGCAAAATCGTCCGTGCCGGTCTCAGCCGCCTGCTGGGCGCTCTGAGCGTTTCTAGCTTCGCGGGCATAACTTTCCGTCTGTTCATCAAAACCCCGTGTAGACGTGCTGTCAGGGGCTTTCGAACCGCAAAAGCTGACCTCACGCACCTGAATCTCATAGGCAGTGCGGTTGTTGCCCTGCTTGTCCTGATATTTCCGGGTCTGCAAGCTGCCATTGACGGCGATTATGCTGCCCTTGTCGAAATACTTGGACACGAACTGTGCCGTCTTGCCCCATGCAACGCAGGGCAAGAAATCCGTCTCGCGCTGGCCATTGGCAGAATAGCTGCGTTCGCAGGCGATATCAAAGGAGCAGACCTCCTTGCCGCTTGTGGTGGTGCGGAGTTCCGGGGTGTGGGTCAGGCGGCCCATAATTGCGATCATGTTCAGCATAGATCAGCCCTCCTTCGGCTGCTTCTGGGCACACGTCCAGCATAGAACGCGCCCAAACTTCTTCTTGGTGCTTGCGGCGGTCTCTGCCGGTTCAACGGTGCGGCCCTTATAGGTCACCGGCTGCAAGGGCTTGCCACAGCAGGCGCAGACAAAAGACTTTTCCTGTACAGGCTGCGATTTCGGGGCAGGAGCATTACGCTTCGGGGCGGACTGCTTCGGCGGCTTGTTCCCACCTGCGGGGTTTCGACCTTCTGCCGCATGATACTCGTCCGTGTCGGCATCCTTGGTATCGTCGATGCAGAACAGGCCGTTCAGGGCATACTTGCGGGCGTAGCTGCTGGATGTTCCCGTCACCTGTGCAGCGTCCATCTTGGTTTTTTGCTCCGGCTCTCTTGCGTATGCCTTCACGGAAATGCAGCCACCATCCAGAGATTCCAATTTTGCAGTGGCTTCGATGTAGTGCCACCCCTCAAGAACCTTCGGTTCATCGGAGAGCGTAAGCAGCAGGTTATGAGCCTTGAGAATAGGCTTCACTGCTTCCAAAATGTCCTCACAGGAACGATACCTGTACCCGCCGAAGGTGTTCATCTGCCCTTTCGGGGCCTTGAGTTCGCTCTGCACAGCGGCCAGAGCGGCGTAAATGCTTGTGCTTTCCATTACTCTTCATCCTCCTGATCTTCGGTCTGTTCTGCCCCTCGCGGCAGGAAATAGTAGTCGTCCGGCGGCTCAAGTGCCGGGCCATAGCCGTCAAGGGCAAGATCATACATCTGGTTCATGCTACCACCTCAGGTGCGGGGTCAATGGCGGCAGGGGAGATGTCCTGTGCAGGAATCAGCTTTCCAGCGGTCAAACGCTGCAGAGCAGGGGAGTGCTGCGTTTCGCTTGCAGGCTTCCCGAACTTGACATCCGCGCCCAGATCTTCAACCTCGACCGTGACGCGCAGGCGGTGCAGACCGGTAGTGTCGTTGAATGCACCCGAAACGCTGTCAAGCAGCTCGTCAACGATGCCGGGGACGTACTTGCCGTCCATAAACTTGCCGTCGCTCGAAAAGCGGCCCTGAATCTCAACATAATTTTTTTCCATCTTGTAAAACCTCCGAAAATGTGTTATCTTCGGGTTGATGTGACCTGTAAAATCCATCAGCCCTTGCAGCCTGCCGGTGCGCCAACACCAGCAGGCTGCTTTTTCTTTTGTGCGGCCAAAATCTCTTTGATGCGGCCTTTGCCGTAGGTCCCGGCGCTTGCTGTGAAACGCTCGTTGTCGTCCACAAGGCCCTGATGGATTGCCTCGGCCCGCTCTTCCTGCTGGCGGATAAGTTGCTCTGTGCGCTCCCGGTAGCTTGCTTCGAGAGCTTTCACCCTGATATGTACAGCGCGGCACTCCGGGCACCGCTCCGCGCGGCGGCCCACATTGTGCATCACCTTCCCGCAGTCAACACAGACGCGGGTGTAGATCATATTGTTGTTGACTGCCATGTTCAGCCCGCCTTTCTACCGCTCTTCACGGTGTTCTGGGGCTGATGGTGAATCTTGCGGGGCCGCTTCTCACGCGCTTCGGCTGCAAAGCCCTGCAGCATGAAGAACACCGCCAGCAGAATCAGCACCATAGCCGTAATGAACGCACCGTCCGAAATGGTGCCGCCGGTCTGACAGGTGCCCTCGAGGCCCATGCTGTACAGCAGGCCCGTCGCAAAGCTCCCCATTGCAAGCCAGTACCAAACGCCAGATTTGATTCTCATGCGGATTCTCCTTTCTCAACAGTAGGGAAGAACAGCTCCCCGATTTCGTCCTGCCGGATGTCCAACAGTTCACAAATTGCTACGATCTCTTTACTTGTCCACGGCTGGTGCCCGTTCATCCGGGCGCTCATAGTGTACCGGCCAATGCCGCTATGTTCAGCGACTTCCTGATCGCGGTAGCCGCAGCTGTGGAACCGCCCCCGCAGCTTCCAGTACGGAATCTGCCGGAAGGTGCCCTGTACGACCTTCATCATGCTTTTTCGACCTCTTTTCTTTGATGTGTGCCAGCCGTGCAGGCTGGTTCTTGTCCCAGCGGGCTTCCCGCCAGTATTTGTTCCGCCCGTTCATCAGGCGGTCTCCTTGCCAAGACGCTGCTCCTTCTCCTGCTCGCTCAAAAGCTCGCGGGGGTCAACGTTCAGCGTGTCGGCAATGGCCTTGAGCGTCCGGGGGCTGGTGCCGCCCTTCTTTTTGATGTAGTAGTAGGTGGCCCGCTCAAGGCCAGCAGCCTGCATCAGCTCGGTAACATTTACTCCCCGTAAAATCATCAGGGATTCAATTTTTTTCATGCTTACCTTCAAATTATCACCTTCTTTCACGCTTCCAGCCGCTTTGCCCGGACATTCAGAAACTGGTTCACAAAGTAAATCTGTCCCTTCCCCGTGACTTTCGGGGTCTTGTTGATGCTGGTGTGGCCGTCCGAGTGCACCACGGTGGTCTCCTTGATCTCAAACAGGCACATTTCCACGGCCCGCTGGGTGGGCATATTATAGTCGCTGCGCTTGGGGTCGCGGATCAGATAGCCGTGCTCCCGCATCCAGCTGAACAGCCGGTTCTGCCCGATCTGCACACCGTTCTGGCACAGCAGTTTTGCCAGCTCACCTACAAGGATGCTCTTCTTGCTGGCGCTTACAGCATCCGCAAAGATGCCCTTCGGGGTCAGCTCTGCAATCTGAGCGTCCTTGTGTTCCAGCTCGTCGTGGGCGGCAATAAGGGCCTGCGCCATCAGCTCCGCGCGGGAAAGCTGCGGGCGCTGTGCCAGCTGCTTCTCCATCTGGTTGAAGGCCTCGATGTACTTGAGCTTCCACTGCACGGCTTCCTTGCCGGTAAAGCCCATGGCCAGCAGGGAAAAGCCGTCACGGTTCATCAAGTATTCCGGGAATTTCTGGCCGCGATACTCGAACTCGGTCTCGTGGAAGAATTTAGTAGCCGAATTTTCGGCCACTAAAAGTTGACGAATAGCCGCCAGAACGTGCTTATGCTCCTTGCCAAAGCGCTTGGCAACGTCCCGGCTGGATGCCACTGGTTCGCCGTTCTGGGTGGATAAGATAATGTCGTCCATGTGGATTTGTACCTCCTTGTATTCACTTCACTTTCGCTGTAAAATAAAAAGACGGAAAGGAGGTGAATGGAAAAATGATTTTTGAAAATTTTTTAAGAATGCATGGTCTGAATATGCAAATTGAGCGAGATGGTGAAATTATTGCAACCGTTCCAGGTTTGCCAAACCGAGAAACGGCAACGAACCGTCAGTACGTTGGATTTCGCCCAAAAACCGATATTAAAATAGACGATGTTATTATCACTCCGGCCAATGAACGGCTTTATGTAACGGAAACGCAGGCATCGTTCTTCCAAAAGCAGCAGGAAGAAATAAAAGCGTTCTATATGACCGAAGTCGAGAAAAAGCGAAAAGAAACCGAACAGCGTCAGAGTAATATTTATAATATCGGTACAGCTTACGGTTCTGTAATTGGATCAGCCAATACAGCGACCATCAACTACCAGACGAATTTTCAGGAACTGCGGGAAAGGGCAGAAGCTGAAGATGCACCGGACAAAGAGCAAGTCCAGAAGTTAGTTGATCTTGTTGAGATGATCGTAAATGACCAGATTCCTCCGCAGAAGGGATTGTTGTCCAAGTTTTCCGAAACGATGGAACGTCACTCGTGGATTACAAGTGCTGTTGCATCTGCGCTTGTATCGTGGTTGACACAACTTCCGCACTGATCTCGATGGTCAAGTTTAACAATGCTTTTCCATTGCTGGACTGAACCAACGAATAATCCTTCACGTTCTGGATAACCGTTCCGTCTATCTGGCAGCTAAAACGATTGTCCAAGTGCGACAGCTGAATCTCTTGCGCCCCGCGCTTCTCTTCCTTAGGAGCGTGGGGCCTTTTGCTGTTGCTCATCTTCTTCACCTCCTTTGGATGAACTTGCAAAAGTGTAATTAAATTCCACTTTTCTTGCAAAAAAATATGGAATCACGCTGCTGCATGTCCATGCCGAGAGTGTTGGCCAGAGTGTCAATTTCACTGGCCTTAAACTCGGTCTCGTTATCAATTTTCATCTGCAAAGCATACGGTGTCAGGCCCATAATTTCGGCAATGGCCTTATATTTAAGCCCGGAATCTGCAATGATGGAACGCAGCGCATTGGTGTCGGTCATGGTTGTCACCTCCTTTCAAAGTGGAATTGAATTCCACTAACCACATAATAGCACCGAGTGGAAGTAAAGTCAACCTTTTTTGAGGAAAAAATAAAAAATACTTGAATATTATTCCACTCTATGATAAGATAAGAGCGAAGGTTGGTGATTTTATGGCAACTCTATACGACAGAATCAAAAGCCGCCGCACGGAGCTTGGCTTAACAGTCGAAGAACTGGCTCACAAGATGGGCTATAAAGATAAATCTTCTATAAGTAAGATTGAAAATGGTAAAGCCGATATCCCACAATCAAAAATTGCAGCATTTGCTGATGCGCTGCAGACCACCCCCGCCTACCTGATGGGCTGGGAAGAACAGCCGGAGCCCAAGAAGCCCACCATCCCCCCGGGCTTTGAGCCGATGCCAAAGATGAAGAAGATCCCGCTGATCGGAGCCATTGCCTGCGGGGAACCCATCACGGCAGAGCAGAACATTGAAAAAATGGTGGATGTGCCGGAGAACATCCGGTGTGATTTTTCCCTGACCTGCCACGGTGACAGCATGGTAGATGCCGGCATCCATGATAAAGATGTGGTGTATATCCGCATCCAGCCGGAGGTGGAGAACGGAGAGATCGCCGCAGTGCGCATTGACGGCGAAGCCACCCTCAAGCGGGTATATTACAACCCAGGCACGCTGACCCTGATGCCCGCAAACCCGGCTTATGCGCCTATGATCTACACCGGCCCCAAGCTGGAGGAGGTGCACATTGAGGGCAAGGCCGTAGGCTGGACGCACTGGGTGGGGTAATTTTGGATTATCGGAGTCATTCCAGTCTATATAGCGAAGGAGTGTTATGTATGAAGAAAACTATGAAAAAGACCGCTGCAGCGCTGTGCATTGCCGCAACGCTTGTATCTGTGGCAGCGCCGGCAATGGCTGTCAGCCCAGCAGAATATATGAGCACAGCCGCTCTTGAAGAATGCAATACTGCGACGGTAGCGCAGGTGGAAAGCCTGATCAACCAAATCGGAACCGTCACGACTGCCCGCCGCCCGGCAATTGTGGCTGCTGTAAATGCTTATAACGAATTGGACGATGCAAGCAAGGCGCAGGTCAGTAACTTTGCGGTGTTGGCAGAAGCCCAGCAGGTGCTGGGACTGAAAGACGCTCTTGCAAAGCTGAAAATCAGTTACGATAAGGTCGAGGACGCAAGAAGCTATGTGTCACCCACGGAAGACCGACTGAGTAATCAAGGCAAAAGCTATATACTGCCCTTCTTTGTAAATGGCAGCACCAATGATCCGTCAATGTTTTTCATGGTTCTGTGTAGCGGCAACAAATATGTGTACTTGGACACGATCACGATTCGCGCGGGCGAGTATAAATATACCTACACGATCGATTGGACGGATGTGGATCGTGGCTATGATGGAAAGCAGTATTGGGAACTGACCTCCTTTGTAGGCGATGATGAAGATATCCAGTGGTTTAAGAATATTTTGAGCGCTGATGAAATCATTATCCGATACAGCGGCGATGGTGGCAGCATCGACCACACAGTCACCCCCGAAGAGCGTCAGGCAATTACGGATGTCTTGAACGCATATGATCTGTTCAAGGCAGCAAGCCCGACTGTGCGCGCAAAGGCTTTGAATAACTGATGTAAACTAAACAAAAACTCCCCCGGCGCTGCGAACACCGAGGGCGCAGAAGGAGAAAATACGGGATGACAAAAGATACCGAAAAGGTCTTGCTGAAACTTTATCGTGCATACACGGAGCGCCGCAAAACCTTGCCGAAGTCTCAGGCAAAATATTTTGCATCAGAAGATGTGTCGGCTGCATTGCCGGGGATTCCGTGGGATGACGTGAGAGAGGCGCTTGCGGAACTGCGTGATGATGGCTATATCGACCTTTACATGATGGGTGCCTGCGATCTGTTTCCGAAGGCTATCGAGTACGGCGAAACGGCTGTCGAACGCGGCATTGACAAGGCGCTGGATGTGTGGAGTAAACTCCATTAACCGAGTTTCAGTTTGTCCACCGAAATGTTCAGCGTCATATCTGCGAGGGGATGGCCCGCATCGCACTGGATGGAGAAGCCTTTGACGCGATGGACTTCAACACCGTTCAACTTCATTTTGAAGTCTTTTTCGTCAAGATAAAGTTCGACGGCATTCTGACGCTCTGACATGATAGCACCTTTCTTTCTGTGTATGAATGAAAAGATTCGTTCACGTTCATTATACATCAAAATTATGCTAAAGTATAGCATAATTTTGATTTGCACAAACAAATAAAAAAACCTCCCCCGGTGTTACCAGCACCGAAGGAGGTTTCCGAACCGCTTGCCCGAAGGCGTCACGGCTCTGTACAGTAGATTTTGGCGAACCTCTGCACAGACTATGATACCACCTCCGGGCAGGCTTGTCAAAGTGTACCCTTGTGTATGGAGGTGGATTTTATGAAAAAACGGGTCAACACGGCGTTTTGGGTCGAGAAGGAAAGCCGCTGGTGCATCGCGGTGCAGAAGAACGGCACCCGCAAACGGTTTTACAGCAGCACGCCTGGCCGCACCGGCCAGCGGGAAGCCAACGCAAAGGCCGATGCCTGGCTTGACGATAGCATCAGAGACGGAAAAAAGAAGGTAGCTGCCCTCTATGCCCAGTGGGTAGAAGAACTGAAGCTGACTTGCGGGACATCCTATGTGACACAATGCCAGCGTTACGGGGACTGCTATATCCTGCCGACCTGTGGGAATATCCGCATTGACGAGTTAACCGAGGGCGATCTTCAAAAGGCCATTGACGTTTCGTTCCGGAAGCGCTCACAGAAAAAGAACCAGCGCAAGCCCATCTCAAACCAGCCGTTGAGCCGAAAGACGCTTATGACGATCCGGGCTGCGGAAACGGCCTTTGTCAAGTGGTGCAGAAGGAACAAGTACACGACACTGCATCCTGATCTGTCTATCCCGAAGAATGCGAGAATGGGAAAACGCACAATTCTTCAGCCCACCGCTCTGAAGGTGCTGTTTAGCGTAGATACCCGTACCTACTACGGAAAGCCGGTATTTGACGAGTATATCTATGCCTATCGCTTTGCCGTTTCCACCGGCCTGCGTCCCGGAGAGCTGATTGGCTTATGGTATGGAGACATCAAAGGGAACACGGTCAACCTTCGGCGCAGCATCAACGTGCACCGGGAACAGACGACCGGAAAAAACGAAAACGCAATCCGCTCTTTTGACATGGGCAAGGAAGCTCGCGAGGCATACGAGGCACAGGTGCAGCTTCTGAAGGCTCAAGGTATACTTCTGAACTACAATACCCCGCTGTTTCAGATCCCGTCAGAACACGCGCTCTATCGCCGCTGGGAATCCTATCAGGAAGCAAACGGGCTTGAGCCGAAAGTTTCACTTTACGAGCTGCGGCACACCTTTGTCAGTGTTGAATCCAGCGTCCTGACTGACAGCCAGCTGAAGATGCTCGTGGGCCATAGCAAGAACATGGACACTGCCGGAGTGTATCGGCACGAGCTTGACGGTCAGAGGGAAGATCTTGCTGCCGCTACCACCGCGGCATTCAAAAAGGCACAGGCCTGACTCTGGTAACAGTTTTGGTAACACTCTTTTTTGTAAACGTAGCAAAATACATGGGTTACAAACCAACCCCACTACATTTTTAGCAAGTGTTTAGGCGCGTTGCAGATATGTTTTTGACGCCACTCAATCATTTTTTGTTGTTCGACTCCCATCGCCTCCACCAAACAAGAAAAATCCGAACCTGTTTCCGATTGGAGAAGGGTTCGGATTTTTCGTTTTTTTCGGGTACAACAATGAAGGCTCCCGTGGACGGCGCAAAACTCTGATGCCTTGTCATAGACCGTAAGCCGATAACGAGAATTGGAGGATGCGATTATGAAGTACGATGAAAGAGCCTGCAAGTTTAACATGGATACCGGGTGTGTGGAACTGCTGCTCCGGGATGGGAGGAAAATCTCCATTGACTGCACCGGGGTCGAGGATGCGCTGGACGTGACCATGGCGCAGAGGTCGGAGTTGGATTATCTCATCTATAATGACCCGCTGGGCTATGCCGATCTGATTCTGAACGGTGACCCGGAGAAATATTTGAAGAATGTGGCTGGAAGCCATGGGCTAGAAGATTAAGGGCAAAACAAAAAACAGGGTGCGCCCCTGAATAGGACGCACCCTGCCAAAGACCACAGACGATAACGATATGTACAACAGGGCGTTCCCCGTCGGGAACGCTCTGTTTTTCTTTGCTGGGGGTATGATGAACTTGTTCCGCCTGCCACGCGGCAAACTCCCGCTGCCCTTCCTCGCTGTTCCAGCAGGCAAGGATGGCTGGGTAGAATGCCCGTGCCAGACGGTCGATGACTTCATCGGGGTAAGGGGAAGTATTTGTGGACTTTTTCTTTTTGTTCAAACGCACGCTCCTTTGATCGTCCCACCG